CACTTTTTTTTATTCTCAATTGTAGTCATACCGACTAACTGGTCAGCCATTCCAACAACTGTAATTATTTCATCATTAATTTTGTATTCTTTTGTTGCTTTAAATTCAAAAGGAAAATCAGGGTATCGGTATTTAAAAGCCTTGCTGATAAGTCCATGCGAAAAGTCTTTGCCTTGTACCTTGTAAAATTTTATTTCATCAGTATACCCTTCAACTAAATACTTTTCAGGATTTTCCATTAATTCGTGAAAAGCTCTACCCCACAACATTAAATCAGTTACTCTAAAATCCTTTTTTGTAACATAATTTATTAAATCTTGCTCAGATGTTCTAAGTTCATCATTCCGGTTTTTAACTCCGTCTCTATATTCTCTAAACTTCTCTATTGTTGTTACAGATAATCTCATATTTCGCTCCGCTTTTCTGCTCCAAATCCTCTACCATAATAATTATAATCTTCGTCTTTAAGATTTAATTTTTCTGTAAAAAACACAGATTTATTTGGGAGAAAATTTTGATAATCACTTATTATATCTTTATTTCTTATAACAGAAAACTTTGTTAAATCTATTTTGTTGACGCAAACTTGGCATTCATAAGGATTTTTTTTATTATCAAATAAACAATGTTTGCATGGTTCAAATGAATCTTGTTTGTTAAAATCTCTCATTTCTTCTCCTCCTTTGGAAAAAATACACCTTCCGCCTTGTGAAATTCAGCATTTATCTTAATAGATTTTTCCTTCATTAAAGACCAGATTTGCTTTTTAATTATCGGCTGTTCGTCCTTCATTACTTCCATTAAAACATTCAAAGATTCTGCCGTTTCAGCTTTCTCTAATTTCTCTTTAAATTCTTTGATTATTTTTAACGATTCGGTTTGAGATGTTGCAATTTCACCTAAAGATTTTTTCATACTAATAATAGTTTGCTCCATAAAGTCAGGAACTTTGGTAAAATCAGGAATACTAATAACATCAAATTTTGCACTATTTTTCCCAACGTGAAACTCAGTCGGGTTAAAATCAATTTTCCGCTTTCCGCTTATTATTGACTGATAACCTACAAAATCTGATATTTGTAAAATCTTATCATACGTCCCGCCGGTAATTTGTGGTCGTTTTATTCTCAAATCCCCTTCATCTTTCTCTTTTACATGAGCAATCTGAATAACGTCCTTGCCTAAAGAGTTCATAATAGCTATAAAACGCCCTGCTTCGTCCTTTAACTGCCCGTAATATTGAAGTTTATACTTTTGCATAGCATATTTAGAATCCTTCTTTACAATCCAAGCTCCCATTGCTTCTAAACAAGTTTCAACAGTATCAATAATTATAGTTTGAAATTCGGCAAAATCTTCCTCAATGGTTTTTAGGTTTTTTATGACATTTTCTTCCCAGTCAAGAACTTTAATACGTGATTTTTTGAAGTCTGTACGATATGAACCCTTATCAAAGTCTAATAAAATAGGGTCTTTTGCTGTAAATGCTAATGATGTTTTTCCGCTTCCCGGTTCACCGTATATTAGCACGTTAATTGTTTCGATTATTTCAGGTTCATCTGCCCGAATGATTTTAAAACCCATGAGAGCCTCCAATAAATTTTTAAAAACTATTTATGTAATCCGATAAAATTATCATTCCATAAATAAACAATATAAATATTATCATAATCACTGTTAATTTTAAATCATATTTCGTTTTCGGTTTCATTTCTTGCTCTTTAATTTACTTGTGTTTTTTTCAAAATATCAAAAAACTTTATTTGTTCTTTGTCATATAATTCCTTAGCTACCTTAACCAAGTTCATAGTAGTATTTGACGAAGAACCAAAAGTAGTTCCAAACGAATTTAACACTTCCTTAAATTCATTCGGGAATGATATTGTAAAAAAGTTCCTTTCATTTTCCTTGCCCATAATTTCCTCTTATTATTTTAAAATTGTTATTAAAATTAATTAGCTTGTTAATATTACAAACCATAAGTTTGAATGAACATTTACATTATATTTGTTTTCGCTGTGCTGAACTAATTTTGCAAATCCAAAAAATGAAAGTGCCTCAAAAGCTCCGTCAACATAAACACTTTCGCCTTGAAAATTATTATCTAAAGCATATCTTTTGCAAGTTAAAGCACTATCTTTGATTTCTTGAATTTTCTTTGTCCTGTTTTTTGCTATTGTTTTCATCTTGATTCTTTCTTTTTTCTTTGTCAATTAATTACAAATGCAATATAACTAATTTTAAATTAAAAAACTAATTTATTTTAAATATATTTTATTTTAATTATTATTAACATATTATATTATTCTTATTCTTAGTATTTATATTAGTATTATCTTTAGTATTATCTTTAGTATTAGTATTAAATCATTAGCTAATGATTAGCTAATGGTAAGCTAATAGTTAGCTTATTATTAAATATTTTCGTAGGGCTAACTGTAATTGTTTTATTTTCCATATTGTTACAAGATAATAATTTCTTACCCTAAAAGTTTTTTTACTGTTTTTTGTTCTGCAATTTTAGCCGTAATAATATCTTTTTATAACCGGATTTACTGATTAAGAATAATCTTGAATGAACTATTTCATAATCAACATCTTTAATTCCAGTCTCTTTTAATATTTGATGTATTCTTGCTCCGGTTATCTTTTTCCCGTAATCTTTTTTAAGTTTTTCAACTATTTTTTGCCTTGTGTAATTCATTATATTTCCTTTGCGTTTATTGCATAGCCCTTTTTAATTGCACCAAATAAATCAATTCCTATTGATAAAAGATATAAATAACCTTCAAATGTTACCTGTTTATAGGTTTCATTATTAAAATTAGAAAATTTTATATATTCAAAATAACTGTCATATTCTTTTAATTCATTTTTAGTCATATCTTCAAAAGGACGGAGAATAAGTTTAACATCAGTATAATCTGATACTTCTGTTTGATACATAGAATTACTAATTGTCAATTTTCTACCACCACATGAAGAATGCCACGAAGATATTAATTCTTTTCTTTCCCAATTTTGCGAATATACCCACCGCATATCAGCATTTAAATAAAATATAAATATTTGTTGTTTAGTCATTTTACCCTCTTTAATAGATTTATATTAATTAACTCTTTTAACGTCTGTATGCCTGTTTGTGTACGTAATTTGGGTATTTTAAGAGCCGTTCTGAATATCTCTGCCCAAATTATAAGTAAAATTAGAAATAAAAGTAATGGGTTCATTTAGCCCTCCAAATCATATAATTCATAGCTAATTCCATTCGCATTTATAAAGTCGTTCCAGATGTTCTTGCCTTCGTTGCCCAAATCTTCAATTAAATTATTGATTTCCTTTAAGTAAGCTCTGCCGTTCATGCAAACTCTAAAATCGTCTGATGTTTCAGCGT